GTCGTTCATCATGAACTTGCAGTTGCCGAGCGCGCGGTAGGCAGGATCGACGGCATGCACGAGATCGACGAGGTCGTCGAAGATAACGGTCAGCGTCTGGCCGGTGGTGCCGACTTTGCCCGAGCTTGCCGCGGTGACGATGCCGTTTGGCTGCGCGGTTCCGGTACCGGTGGTGAAGTAGGTGTTGGTCACACGGCCGAGGCGGGCGACCAGGCGCTTCTGGATGAAGCCCTCCATGTCGATCGAGCTGTCCTGCAGCAGCTCGAAGGGGACGGCGACAATCTTCGAGCTGAACTTGTAGGTTTTCAGCGTGGCGACGCCGAAGGACGGATCGGCGCCGGTGGCGGTCGTGTTTTCGCCGATCAGTTCGCCGGTTTCCGCAGTGCCGTCGGAGGTCGGAAAGTTGATGTCTCCGCCCTCACTGGTGCGGAAAACTTCGGCGACGGCGCGCATTCCACCGTACGCCTTGAGCGCGTCGGCGACGGCCGTGGCAACGGTGGTCGGGACGGTATAGCCGCCCTGCGCCGACGTGCCAACCGACATGGTGTTGCGCAGCACGCCCCACTCCTCGGGAGACATCTGGCGATCGCCATTCTTCATCAGCTTCCAGAAGGCTTCTTCGTTCGCGGGCCGCTTTTCGTCGAGGCCGCGGCGCTCGACGACATTGCGCACGGCATCGGTTTCGGCATTGTCGGCGATGGCATCGAGCACCATCTGGATGCGCTTGGCCTCGGAATCGATCGCTTCGATTTCGCCCATGGCCTCGTCGTACTTGGCCTGCAGGTCGGTGTTCCACTTGTTGCCGGGGTTGGCGTCAAGCATGGCGTGCAGAGAAACGGCGAGGGCAGAGCGGCGCTCCCGCAGGGCTTGGATTGATTGCATTTAATTTCCTTTCAAGGAAAGTTGGCGTAAAAAAACCGCCCGGCGGGCGGCTTTGATCTGCGGACGCGGGAGCGTCTAGGCAGGCTGGCACTCTGCCAGCTTGAGACGCCGGCGGAGGTGTTCGGTGGTGGTCGTGTCGTCCACGGCCTCGGGTTTGACGGGATCATCGACCGGGGCCGGAGCGGCAACGGCGGCCGGCGGCGGGGCCTTGGCCCAGGCCGTGAGATTCCATTGCGTGGCATTCTTCGGCGCGGCCTCGGCGATGCGGTCGGCAAAGCCGTAGGCGATCGCTTCGTCGGCATTGAACCAGGTCTCGGCGGCCATCCAGTCCAGGATTTGCTGTTCCTCCTGGCCGGTCTCCTTGGCGTAGGTCTTGACCAGGATGGCGTCAACCTTGTCGAGCAGGGAGGCGGTTTCCTTCATGTCGTCGGCGTTGCCCCAGGCGACGGTCATGGCCTTGTGGATCATGAACATGCCGCCTTCGGAGATGACGACCTCGTCGCAGGCGAGCGCGATCCACGAGGCGGCGCTGGCGGCATAGCCGTCGACATGGGCGATGATGTTGGCGCCGTGTTCGCGGATCGTCTGTGCCATGGCCTGGCCGGCGAACACTTCGCCGCCTGGCGAATTGATGCGCAAGTGGATGGTTTTGGCATCGATGGCGGTCAGCTGCTTGGCGAAATCGAGCGCCGAAACGCCGCCCCAGTAGCTGTCGGATACGATGATGTCGTACAGATAGACCGTCGCTTCGTCGCCTGCGGCTTCGGCGCGGAAAATGCCCTTGCCGCGGTTGTCGGCGAGCAGCTTGTTGAGCGGGTTTTTCATGCAGCGGCTCCTTCGCCGTTGGTTTTGGTGGAGGATGGCGCTACGGGCGCCGGGAGTTTGTCACCACCTTCGACCGGCGGCAGGTTCTCGAACTTGCGCACCTCGTTGACGGTGAGCCAGGCCGGTTCGCCGGCACGACCCAGGCCGATGCGATAGCCTTCGTTGCGCGACTTGTAGTCGCCGCGTTCAAGGCCGGCGGTGTTGAATTCGGCGAAGTTGCGCGCGATGCGGAAGCATTTCCGGTTGATCTCCTGCTCGATCTTCACCAGGTGGCGCTGCAGGGTGTATTTGACGAAGCCGATCGACATCTGCTCGATGCCGGTACCCCAGCTCGATGTCTTGTCGTTGAGACCGATCAGGTGCGCCGGCACGCCGTAAAAGCGGGCGATGTCGCCGGCCTGGAAATTACGCGTCTCGATCAGCTGCGAGTCTTCCGGGTTGAGCGAGAGCGCCTTGACCTCGCCGCCGCCGGTGAGCATCGCCGGGATATGCGCGTTGCCGAGGCCGGCGTAGCGCGCCATCCAGCTTTCGCGGAAGAGCTTGACCTGGTCATCCTTCATGGCGTTCGGCGTGGTAATCACGTAGTCCGGCCGGGCGCCGTTGCTGAAGAAACGCGCCGAGTATTCGTCGGCGGCAAGGGTCAGGCCCATGGTCTGGCGCGCGGCGTGCCGCAGTGGGGAGAGGCCACGCAGTCCGTCGAAGCCGAGGCCGGGGATGTGCAGGATGTCGTCCTGGTCGATGGTCTTTGGCTTGCCGTTTTCGTCGAGGAAGGTGTAGGCCAGTCGGTCCTCGATCCGGCTGACCGCGATATCGAGCGGGTGGATGATTTCGAACGACTTGATCTTCGGCGAGCCCGGCGCTGCCCGGATGATGCGGGCAAAGCCGTCGCCGTGCAACAGCAGCGACCAGACGATGTATTCCCAAAAGACCGAGGCGGAATACGACGGCGCCGGCTGCTCGTTGAACAACCACCAGAGCTCGTGATCGATCCGCTCGCGGGAATTCTCGGATCGCTGGTAGACCTGCAGCGGCAGGCTGGCGATCGCGCCGCCGATGAGCCCGATGCAGGCATAGACGGCGCTGATGGCCATCGCCGTGCGCTCGGTTACCGCCGGCCCGGCATTCGACAGCGCACCACCGCCGGTGAACCACTCGTAGAGCTGGCTGCCTTTGTTTCCCGAGCTGCTGGCGTAAGTAGTCTGCGCTTTGATCGCGGCGCGCTCCGCCATCCACGCATTGAGGATGACCGAGCCCGGCTGCGATACGCGTTCTGTGTTGTACCAAGGGGTCATAGGATAATCAGTTCTGTGGTTTGCGGTTGTTCTGCTACAGCCAGCGCGCGGCCAAGGGCCATCAGCATGGCCATGGGGCCGTCAATCTTGTTTTCCGGCCGTTCTTTGGTCGGCGACATCAGCTCGTTAAACTTGCTGACCTTGACGACGAGGTTGGAAACCATCCAGTTCATGACCGGGTTGCCGTCATGCTTCAGCTTGCGCTCAAGCACCAGGTTCTCGACCTGGATCAGCGGCGGCGTGAAGAACAGGGCGCGCTGGGTGATCTCGACCAGGGGCAGACCTTCGTCGAGCAGCTTGGTGGCGAAGTACATTGACAGTGCCGGGTCGAATGCGATCTCCTGCACGTCGAACTCGCGGCAGTATTTGCGCAGGTCGTCGGCAACGACATCAAAGTCGGTGATCTCGCCGTCGGTGGTGATGACGTAGCCCTGCCTTGCCCAGCCTTGCAGGTGGGCGTTTCCGCTATCCTGGATGGCCAGCTCGTTGAGGTAGAGCCGCGTGCAGACGTTCCATTTACCTTCGTGCTCGAATACCAGGCACAACGCGGCGAAGTCCTTTTTCTGCGCTAGATCGAGGCCGATCCAGGCGCGGACGCCGGCATAGTCGACGATGCTTTGCAGTGCGCTGTCGCCGCAGCGATCCCAGGCCCGCATATCCATCCAGGGCGATTCACCGCTGACCCAGACATTCAGCCGCTTGGTCAGAAAGTTGTTGAGCGCGCTCGGCATGGCCTCGGCTTTGCGCGCGGCAGCTTCCATGTCGGCGGCAAGCACCGATACATTCCAGTTCGGGTTGGCCTTGGCCCAGCTCGTCGGCGCAAACGGGTCGTCGCCGTCGTCGATAGTGAAGATGATGCCGAAGACGCGATCGTCGCGGATCACGCCTTCGAGTATTTTTGTGACGTGCGTGCGTCGCTCGTAGCAGATGCCGCTGCGATCGGTGCCGGCGGTGGTGATCGCCCACAGCAGCGATTGCTCACGGGCGCCGCGAGCGGTGTCGATCACGTCATAGACGGCGCGAGTCTTGTGCGCGTGCAGCTCGTCGAGCAGTGCGAAATGCACGTTGAGGCCGTCGAGCGTGCTGCCCTCTGCAGCGAGCGGCGCGGCTTTGCTGGCGGTGGCAGCGACCGTGAGGCTATGCTGCATGATTGCTACGCCGAGGTAGGTGCGCAGATCGGGCGTGCGTTCGGCCATCGCCCGGGCGTCGTCGAAAACAATGCGTGCCTGGTCGCGCGTGGTGGCAGCGGTGTAGCATTCGGCGCCGTGCTCGCCGTCGGCGGCCAGCATGTAGAGCAGGATGCCGGCGCCCTTGGTGCTCTTGGCGTTCTTGCGTGGCTCCTCTTCGTAGGCTTCGATGAATCGGCGCAGTCCGGTTTCGTGATGCACCCAGCCGAACACGGTGGTGATGATGAAACTCTGCCAGGGCTCCAGGTCGATCAACCGGCGCTCTTTTGCCCACTTGCCCTTGATGTGTGGCAGCAGTTCGATGAACTCGCAGGGCCGGGCGGCTTTCTGTTCGTCAAACAACCAGGGCCAGTCGGGTGAAATCTCCCGATCCAGATCATCAAGCTGTCGCTGACACGCCAGCTTGACCCATTTGCATGCGGCGACATCGCCCGAAACAACAGCCCGGCAATAGGCCAGGGCCGCGTCGACATAAGCGTTCATACCACCTGGAATTTTGCGAATCCGTTGCGTGGCGCTTCAGGCTTAGGGTCGATGCCGGGCAGCGTCGGCTGCACGTAGTTGCTGGCCTGGACCCGACCGCGCGCGGCCGGGCTCATGCCGAAGTGCATCAGGTAGCGATTGACTTGCTCGCGATGCTTTCCGATCAGTTGCACCAGCACGCTTTGCTGAGCGTAGCCGCTCGGGGTAACGGCATGGCTGGCCTGATACACGGCAGCGCAGTAGTCGTGGCCATCTTGCTGTACCAGGCGATTCACCTGGCCATTGAAAGCCGTCTCCAGCTCGGCAAGCCGGCCAGCCGCCTGGCAGTACAACGCCAGCGCCGTGCGATCCAGGCCACTGATCAGCCCGAGGTCGTAGAGCAGCGGCGTGATGCGCTTCCACTCCTTCTTCGCCTCGATGCTCAGGTGCTTGGGCGCCGACGGGATCTCGATCCGTGGATTGACGCCAGCGGCCAGGTCAAGCGGTCGCTTGCCCGCGTTGCCTTCCAGCAGTCGTAACGCTGCCGGCTTGGGCAGTGG